AGCCCGCGTTCTGCGAGCGCTGCGGCCAGGGCGAGGCGGGCGGCGCGGGCTTGGTGCATATAGAGATTGCGCTCTGGCTCGTTGGCGAGGTGCCAGAAATAACCCCCAAGCTGAGCGTTGCACATCGCCCGCGCCATCGCCTCATCAAGCGCTTCTGTGAGTTGGGTCATGCTGCGGTCTCCGGGAGCGGCAAATCAAGAATTGCCGAAGAAAGTTCGCTGAGGCTCATGGCGCAGAAACAAGAAGGTTCTTTGCACGAGCCGAAATCCCCGGTGCAATCCAGCTCCAGCGCCTTGGCAGCCGCCTCCCGCATCGCCTCAGCACCTGCCCGGAATGCCAGGGCGCGCGCGGCGTTCCAGCTTTCGGCGAGGACATCGGGCACGGTCAGCGTTTGTTCCGGAACCATTGTCCTGACGTCGGGAATATGGTCGGGGGCTTGCATCATGCCACGTCCTCCACATGCGCCTGAATCGTGGCGTGATTCTCCGGCAGCGGCACTTGAGCTTCGATGAAGCTGACGCGAGCCAAAGAGGCCTGAGCGTCAACGGCAATTTCGTGTGCCGCTGAATCTGTCCAAGACGAGCACCCTGATACCACCCAAGTGCCATCCGCGCTCACAGCCACCGCCGCCCTTACCTTGGCATGCCCCGGCTTGTTGGGCGCGGCCCGCTCGGCGAGCCATGCAGTGATGGCGGCGGCAAGGCAGTCCTGCGTTGTCCCGGCATCGTTGCCGTACATTGCGTCCACAACATCCCCGCTGATTTCATCAGCCTTCACGATACGGGTCATTGCACTGCCTCCACGATGCCAGGGACGACGGGGATGGCAATCACCGGGATGCGGGCTTTGACGATGCCTTGGGCGGCAATTAGGGTGTCGGTCCATTCGCCCGCATATTCCAGCGCCCCGGCATCATCGCCGTGTGTCACAACCGCAACGCCGGCATTGCCGTTTGTGTCTATCACCACCGCAATCCGCACCTCGCGCGTCTCCGGCTCTGGTGCGGGTGGGGTGGCTGGGGGAAGCGCCAGGGCAGCATCAAGGAACGCGACCCAATCTGTGGTATCGAGCGTCTCGTTGTATTTGCGCGCCGCCTCAATCACTGCCCGTTCTTCGCTCGTCATTTTGTGCTCCTTTCGGTCATTCTGTTTCATCACCCCGCCTCCCCCGGTCGCGACGGACCAGCCAGGGAGGCGGGCACCACCACGCCCCGGTGTTCGCGCGCTGACATGGGCATGGAGGGCGAACGCGTGGTGGTGAGCTCGGTGGACGCATGCCGCAGACCGTAGGCCAGGCCCGCAATGCGCGTGCCGATTTGGTCGAGTAGGTCGGCTGCCTCGTCCGAATCAACTGTTGGCAATGGCAAATTGCGCAATACCCACACAATTTGTTCCGGTGTTTTATATAACAACCGGCTGGCTTCTTTTATTGCCTCATGCTGCATAGCGCGGGCACCGGCAATAAAAGCAAACTGTTCTGTTGTGGTCATGCGGCGGTCTCCATCACAATCCGGCGAAACTCGGCAACCTGCGCGTCCCTGGCTGCGGCATAGGCTGCGGCACTGGCTGCGTCCCTGGCTGCGGCCTCGGCTGCGGCCCAAACTGCGGCACCGGCTGCGGCCCAAGTTGCGTCCCAGGCTGGAGCCCTGGCTACACAGGCTGCCCAGGCTGCGGCCCAGGCTGCGTCCTCGGTTTCGTCCTTGGCTGCGGCCCAGGCTGCGTTCTCGGCTTCGTCCCTGGCTGCGGACATGGCTGCTTCCAACTCTTCGTCAGTCGCGAGACCGTGTGCATGCCGTTCTACGACATCCAATGCAGCGAGACTACGCGGGTCAGTCAGCAAATGTTGAACCTGACGAGCGCACCAAACGTTATATAATTGCCAGATTTTGTTATGCTCTGGTGCAGCGCGCGTGCACCACAAAGCGTCGTCAAGTCCGTTGCTGTCAAGAATGGTGACAAACGGCAAAGGCTCATCGTCTGCCGCAGTCTTACCCAAGTGCTTGAGCAGTTTTGCCCAGCCATCCGCGCACGGGTTTTGCTCGCGGATGGCGTTCAGCGTCGTGGTAATCATGCGGCGGTCTCCTTTTGAACTGCTTGGCGCACCCGGACATAACGCGCAAATGCTTCTTGGCGCTTGTTGCGAGCTTCACGAAGAATTTGCACAGCATGCACAACATAACCGGCCAAAACAAACCTGAATGCACCAGTTTCAGCAGCGTGCTCAGCGAGCGCCCGTTCAAACGCATTTGATGCGTTTTTTTCGCAAAGATTTGCAAACAGGTAATCCTGCTTGTAAAGGCTTTCACGATTATCAGCGATGACAAACATCGCAGGCCGGAACAAGCTCCGCATGACAACCTGGCCCGCAGGCGGTTCGTAGTCTCCCTCATAGTGATGCGTGAAGTTCATGTCCATCGCTCTCTCTCCTTAGAGTGCCTCGTTGCTGGTGGAGAGACCTTGCCATGGCCATTCCCATGGGTCAACCCCCTTTCTAAGGGGAAATGCACAAAAAAACCGGTTGCCATAAACTCTTTGCTATGGCACCAAAAGTCACCCTAACCAAAAGGAGACAAGCAGTGTCTGGCACAACACAACACAAATTTTTCCCAGGTATCTCATGGACGGCTGAAAAAGACGCAGCCATCATCGAAATGTATCACGCTAAAATTTCAGCCACTGCTATCGGAGCAGTTTGGGGATATAGCAAAACAAGCATACTTAAACGATTCAAAAAACTTGGCCTTAAAAGCCGCGTTAATGTCAAACAAAAAACTTCTTCTGGCACAGAAGTTTTGCGTTTAATTCACCCACCTAAACCAAAACTTATTTTGCGGAATTGTCTAAATTGCGGCAAAAAATTTGAGACAGAAAGCAAATATTTTCGGCTTTGTCCTGATTTGTGCCGGAAAAGGTATTATTAATATGCGCGAATGCCAATCTTGTGCACACTGCACAGACTCAAAATGCCGCGCCATGCCGCCGCAAATTGTTTGGGATGACGGCGACGCCATGGCCGTTTGGCCTCAGGTGCAAGCTACTGATAGCTGCGCCTGGCATGTCAGCGCGAGAGTTTTGCGCGAATACCAAGCCGTTTTTTTCAAATTTCTGCAAAAACAAGCTTGAAAGGCTGAAAACTGGCTTGACGCGGTTTCTCCGCACACATATGGTCCGTGTCAGGCAGTGGCCCGCTGCCTGACATCCCCCACCAGGGCATGGAGAAAACACCGATGAGCGGTAATCTGGCGCAGATTGTCGAGATGGACGAGACGGAGCTTGCGACGCTCCCGACCCACCGTCTCGCGGCTCTGCTCGAAGAACACGCGATTGCGAAAGCTGTTTTGAATGCCGCCGAACGGCGTCTGACTGCAGCACTGGATATGCGATATGGCGGTATGGCTGCGGTGGCCAGAAAGGAATCTGGCAAAGATACCGGTTCTGTCACACTCATTGCTGATGGCTACAAAGTCCGCGCTGACCTCCCCAAAAAGGTGGAGTGGAACCAGCAAGCCTTGCTCGATGCCGTGAACACCATCCGGGCATGGAACGAAGACCCGCAGGATTACGTGACAATTGATGTCAAAGTCGCGGAGTCAAAATACAACGCATGGCCGACGTCAATTCGCCGGCTGTTTGAACCCGCCCGCACAGTGTCCACCGGGAAGCCGGTTTACAAAATCGAGAGGAATGCGTAATGGCAATTGACCTTAAAACTCTGCGGCGCGGCACGGTAGCCACTCCCATGCAGGCGCTGCTTTACGCGCCCCACGGGATTGGGAAAACCAGTTTCGCGGCATACATGCCTGAGCCCATTTTCCTCCGGTGTGAAGACGGGCTTGGAATGCTCGATGTGGCTACGTTTGACCTGCTGCGCACCTATGACGACCTCATGGAGGCGTTCGGCGCGCTTTTCGAGCAAGAGCACAGCTTTCAGACAGTCGTGGTTGACAGCCTAGATTGGCTGGAGCCCATCATCTGGGCCGAGGCATGCCGGCGCAATGGCTGGGGTAGCATCGAAGACCCCGGCTACGGCAAGGGCTACATCGCCGCCGCGTCAATCTGGCGGGAAGTGCTGGCAGCACTGTCCGACCTGCGTGCACAACGGAAGATGGGCGTCATGCTGCTCGCGCATGTTGAGGTCAAGGAGTACAAGTCGCCGGACACTGACCCTTACGACCGGTATCAGCCAAAGCTCCACAAGATGGCTTCGGCAATCGTGCAAGAAAATGTTGATGCCATTTTCTTCATGAACTACCGCGTTAGCCTTGTCCGCACTGACTCTAAGGACAAGAACAGCAAGCAACGCGGCGTCGGCGGGGGGCAGCGCGTCCTCTACACTGAAGAGCGCCCTGCGTTCTTGGCCAAGCGCCGGTGGCCTATGCCGGATGCAATCGACCTGCCCGAAGACCCCGCCATGATGTGGCCAACGGTGGCACAATATATCCCTTTCTACAACACAGGAGCGTGAAATATGGCACAGCTTGGATATGAGTTTGACGCGGAAACTGTCGAACCCGCGTCGGCCAGAGATATCATTCCCGCAGGTGACTACAAAGCTCAAATTGTCAAGAGCGAAATGGTGGCGACCAAAGACGGGACCGGGCAAATGCTGGTTCTGGAACTGGAAATTCTATCACCTGGTCTTGAGGGCCGGCGCGTGTGGGACCGGCTGAACCTGCACAACCGCAACGCGACCGCGGTTGAAATTGCGCAACGAACTTTGTCTGCCATCTGTCGGGCTGTAGGTCAAAATCGCCTCACCGACAGCGAGATGCTGCACTACAAGCCGATGACCATCAAGGTGAACGTGCGACCGGCAGGGCCAGACCGAAACGGCGTGCAGCGCGATGCGTCGAACGAGGTCCGCGGTTACAGTGCGGCAGCGGGTGCTGCGCCACGTGTGGCCGCGTCTGCCGCTGCGCCACAACCGGGGCCAGCGCCTGTCACAAAGCCGGTCACGCCACCTTGGCGACGGGCTGTGGCGTCGTAAGAAACCAGCCGGCCCGAAAGGGCCGGTTTTTTGGAGGGTTACACATGCGAAAAATGCAATGGGATTGTGCAAAAGCCGGTTGCTTCAATGAAGAACACCGGTTGGATTTTTCTTATTTTAAACCCGCACTGCCGGGGCGGATATCCTTTACCGACATTGACGGCGTATTGGAGATAAATGGTTATTTTTTGTATTTAGAAATGAAGTCGCGCCAAGATGAATTGCCAGATGGCCAACGAAGATGTTTTGAGCAGTTAACAAAAGAAAGCGATAAAAATGTTGTCGTTTTTCTTTGTGGGAAAGCTAAAGGCATGCGTATAACACTTATGCGCAATCTTTATAATGGGGTATACTCTGACTGGGAACCATGCGACTTGAACGGCGTCATTCAATTTATTAAGGAATTTTATCAGTGGGCAAAAAATAATGGACACGATACAGAAAATCTGGGAAGCCCGTGAAACTGAGCAGAAGCCGAGTTATCGGCAGCACCTTGGCGCGTCCCTGATTGGGCGCGCGTGCGAACGCGCCATCTGGAAAACATGGCGCTGGGTGACAATCGAACGGCATAGTGGCCGGCTCCTGCGTCTCTTTGAGACCGGCCACTTAGCCGAGGCGCGCATAGTGTCAGACTTGCGCCTGACCGGCGCGACCGTCTACGACCACGACCCAGAGACCGGCCAGCAGTTTAACCTCCGAGACGAGAGTGGGCATTTCGGAGGCTCAATGGATGGAGTCGCAATTGGAGTGTTAGAAGCGACAGAAACCTGGCATGTTCTGGAATTTAAAACTCACAATCAAAAATCGTTTGACAAACTAAAAAAAGACGGCGTGAAAGTTTCTAAGCCTGAGCATTATGCCCAGATGCAGACTTATATGATGTTGTCAAGCATAGAATGGGCCGTTTATTTGGCTGTTTGCAAGAACGACGATGACCTTTACTTTGAGCGTGTGTCATACGACGCCGATTACGCGGCGCTGTTGTTGGACAAAGCTCACCGCATAATCGGCGCGGCATCGCCGCCGGAACGGATTTCAAGCGACCCCGCCTGGCACGAATGTAGATTTTGTGCCCATCATGCAACGTGCCATGGTGAGAAACTGCCAGAAATGAATTGCCGTACTTGTATCTTCTCGTCGCCAATTGAAGACGGGGGCTGGCGTTGTGAGAAGCGTAATTGCGTTATCCCGTATGACCTTCAAATAAAGGGCTGCTTGGAGCATTTATTCTTACCGCAACTGGTTGCGGGCGAGCAGGTGGATGCTGACCCGGAAGGGCGGTGGATTGAGTATAAAACGCGAAATGGTAACGTTTGGCGGAACGGAACGGGGCTGCATTAACATGGAAATTATTGGCAGGGAGGCCGCAAAATCGGCGGGCCTGAAGACATATTTTACGGGGAAGCCTTGTAAAAACGGGCATATTGAGCCACGGCGGGTTAATGGCAAAGATTGTGTCCAATGCCAAAACCGGCGCGCTGCGGAGTGGCGTCGTAACAACTTAGAGGCTTGTAAAATTAGTAGAAAAAAACGATATGACAACAACAAAGAAATTGAATTAACACGGGCCAAAATTTACCAGCACAATAACCTTGACAAATGGAGAGCTTATAAACACGTTCGCCGTGCCCGAAAACTTCAAGTCGGCGGGAAGCATACAGCCAAGGATATCGCTCATCTTCTAAAGACACAAAACGGCTTTTGTGTCTGCTGCAAAAAAGACATCCGCGACGGTTATCACGTTGACCATATCATACCTCTCTCAGATGTGATGCGGAGTTCAAATAATTTGTGGAACCTTCAGCTTCTTTGCGGCTCGTGCAACTTGTCCAAACAGGACGAAGACCCTCGAACCTGGGCGGCGCGCCACGGCATTACCTTGTCGGTTGACGTGCTCGCCGCTCTCGCCTAACGTGGCGGCAACCAGGGACCTTAGAAGGTTACAATGCTCCAACTCCGCCCATATCAAGCCGCCGCCGTCGCGGCCATCCCGCAATGGTTCGAAACGCAGACCGGGAATCCGTTGGTTGTCATCCCGACCGCTGGCGGGAAGTCCTTGATTATCAGTAAATTCATTCAAGAGACATTAGAATCGTGGCCGGACACAAAGATACTCGTTGTAACCCACGTTAAAGAATTGATAGCTCAAAACCACGCCGAGTTAATAGCTTTATGGCCGCAAGCTCCTGCCGGCATTTACTCCGCTGGGTTGAACAAACGGGAACATAAAGCGCAAATATTATTTTGCGGCATTCAATCAATACATTCAAAGGCTAACTTGCTCCAGCGCGTTGATTTAGTGTTGATTGACGAAGCACATTTGGTTCCGAGAAATGCCGAAACAATTTACGGCAAATTTTTGAACCAATTGAAGCAAATCAACCCATATATCAAAGTCGTGGGCTTCACCGCGACACCTTACCGGCTAACGGAGGGATTACTCCACCAGGGCCCTGGGGCGATGTTTGACGGCATCGCATATGAAGCATCTGTCTTGGACCTCATAAATCAAGGATATCTATGCCGGCCTATCAGCCGCCCAGCCAAACGGCAAATTGACACGCGAGGCGTCAAGACAATCGGCGGGGAATTTGCTGCCGGCCAGCTTGAGGCTGTCGCGCTGGACCCTGACACAGTCGGAGCAATCGCCGACGAAATCATTGCCGCAGGCGCTGACCGTAAGGGGTGGCTCATTTTTGGCTGCGGCGTCAAACACTGCGAGGCAATGCACGCGGCTTTAACGGCCAAGGGCATAGCGTGCGGCGTCATCTTTGGCGATACGCCACCAACAGAACGTGCCCAAATTATCGCAGACTTCAAGGCTCAAAAGCTGCGGGCCTTGTGTTCTATGGGCGTTTTGACCACGGGCTTTAACGCGCCCCACGTAGACCTGATTGCAATTGTCCGTCCCACGAAATCAGTCGGCTTGTATATCCAAATTGTCGGGCGTGGCACGCGGTTGCACCCTGACAAGGTTGATTGTCTTATTTTGGACTTCGGCGGCAACATTGCCCGTCACGGGCCAATCGACCAGCCAATTGTAAAACAAAAAACCGGCTCTGAAAAAGGCGAAATGCCACTAAAAAAATGTCCCGAATGCGAAGAACCAAATAAACTGACGGCGCGGGAATGTTATAATTGTGGTTTTGAGTTTCCGCCTCCTGAAAAACAAGTTGAAATTTATGCCGGCACTGGCGCAATATTGTCGTCAGACATCAAGCCGGAATGGGTTATTGTGGATAAAATAACTTATACCAGACATGAAAAAACCGGCGGACAACCATCGTTGTGTGTATCATACTGGTGCGGCCTGACGGCCCATAAAGAATGGGTTTGTTTTGAACATACAGGGTATGCGCGGACAAAAGCGGTGACGTGGTGGCAAACCCGTTCTGCACAACCCGTGCCTAACACCGTTGGCGAGGCGCTAAAATTTTACTCATCCTTGCGGCAGCCAATTGAAATAATGGTGCGTGCAAAAGGAAAATATACCGAAATTGTAAAGTACAAATGGGCTGCTTAATTTGCTCACGGCCCGCACGATACTGGTCATGGTGGCTGCGCGCCAGGCACCTGCGGACGCACCTTGCATGGCCGACATGTTCGCTGTTATGTTTTGAGCTTTGGGGAGGCAAACGCATGATAGACGTGAATGAGTCCGAAAAGCAGGCAATCCAGGCCGCTGCGGAGAGGGCAGGCGAGTTGCTTGACACGATGCCGGCGCATACGCACCAATGGGACGCAGCGCAGTTTATGGCGCTTGTCGAGACAATTTGCACCGGCTATGTCGATTCGCTAATTGCTCAAAATGTCGCTGTGCAAAACGCAATGCAAAAGGTTGCAAAATGACAATAGCTGATGACGCCATTTGGATGGCGCAAACCTACGGCGTGCCGGTGTTCCCTTGCTCCGGGAAAATTCCCGTTGCGGGGCTGAAATGGAAGGAGATGGCGTCACAGGACCCGGACGATATCCGGCGGACGTTTACGCGTTCTGACGCCACGCATATCGGCATGCCAACAGGGCAGGCATCTGGCCTCGTCGTCATCGACATCGACATCAAAGACGGCGCGCAGGGCGGCGCGTGGCTTGACGCGCACGCCCAGGCCATCCCAGCCACGCTCATGGCTCAAACGCAATCCGGCGGTGTCCATCTGTATTTTCGCGCACCTGCCATGCTGCGAAATTCCGCCGGTAAAATTGCGCCTGGCGTCGATGTGCGGGGTGATGGGGGATACGTTATCGTCCCGCCATCACCGGGCTATATCTGGATTGCACACGATGACGTGGCACCGTTGCCAGAGTGGATTTACGAGGCGGCAAGTGTTGCACCTCAGACTATTATAGTCCAGCCAGTCCATCGGACTATCCTAGACGGCGGCTCCCCTTACGCCCTGGCCGGCCTTGAGGCAGAATGCGCCAACATACGCAACGCCCCAGACGGTGCGAAGCATTTCGCTGTTAACAAGGCGGCATACAGCATCGGCGGGCTAGTCGCATCTGGTGACCTAGACCATAGCGTTGCTTGGAGCAACCTCAGCGCGGCAGTTGGGGATATCCTGATACGGTGCAGGGACCAACGCCACGCGCTCAAAACTTTAGAAACCGCGTATCGAGACGGTGGAGGCAGGCCGCGTGCTGCAGCTGTGGCACAGCCAAACGATTTTAACGACATCGACCTGGCGCCGTTTTTGGCGAAAACTGTTGCTAAAAAACCACAACCGCCCGCGCCTATCGCCTCCAACCTTCTCGATGTCGGCGGTGTCATCGGCATGTTGGTCGAAGAATGCAACAAAACCGCCATCCGGCCACAGCCTTTCCTAGCGCTGGGTGCTGCCATTTGCGCCGTTGGAGTGCTGGCCGGGCGAAAATATCGCACCCGCACAGACTTGAGGACAAATATCTACATCGCAGCCATTGCCGAATCGGGCGCAGGAAAAGACCACGCGCCAGAAGTTGTGCGACGCGCCTTTGCCGAGGCGGGGCTTGACCGGTATATGGCCGGCGAGAATATCGCGTCAGGCCGGGCTGTGCTGACCAGTCTAGGCAAACATCCTGCGCGTCTATTCCAAATTGACGAGCTGGGGCTTTTCTTGCGGGGCGTCACAGGGAAAAATGCGCCAGGCCACCGCATGGAGATTTGGTCAGAGCTGCTCAAATTGTATAGCAGGGCTAAGGGCAGTTATGGCGGCACTGAATATGCGGACCAAAAAGAGAACGCGCGTGTTGATTTGCAGCAGCCACATTGCTGCCTTTACGGGATGACCACGCCAAGCACCTTTTGGGCTGCGTTGGAGGGGGGGGCTATGCTTGATGGGTCACTTGCCCGTTTCCTCGTATTTGTTACAGATAATCATCGACCGACGCGGAATAAAAATGCTGGAATCATAGAGCCTTGCGGCGCGTTGTTGCAGGATTTGAAAGCAATCGCGCGCGGTCCATTGGGTCATGATTTTGGGGGAAACCTGGCCGAAACAATGGTTTCGACGGCAAGCATTACGCCATACACTGTCCAGTGTGACGAAGATGCAGACGAACTACACGACAATATGCTTGAGACTGAGGAGGATATTTGGGCGCGGAAGGTGGCCGGCTCGGCCGCGGCGTCAATCGTCGCGCGGCTTGGGGAAAATGCCATGAAGCTGGCGCTTGTGCGCGCAGTGAGCGACAACCCGGAGGCACCCGTTATTGGCCGGGAGGCAGTGCAATGGGGTTGGGATTTAGCGATGCACTGCACACGCGGCCTGCTGCGGGATGCATCGGCATACATGGCGGATAATGAGCACACAAAACAGGCTAACCGGATTGTTGAGTATTTGAAAAGGCATGGACCACTAACACTTCGGGAACTGTATGCTAAAGGTATACGCATTGACCTTAAACAACTTCGAGAATTGTTGACGCAGCTTGTGGAAGTTGGTTATGTGGCCGCACAACCTGCGCCTTCAGGGGCAACGGGTGGGCGACCTACCATCAGGTATGCCGCCGTAGAACAGGACTAGAGGAAGTGTGGGCACGTATCCCTTTATGAGGTGGCATTATGGAAAATGAAGCGCAGTTAAAACAAGCTAACCGGATTGTCGGATATTTTGAACGGCATGGGGCATTGACAATCCGGGAACTCCGTGTTAAAGGTGTCCGGATTGACCTGGGACAACTCAGGGAATTGCTGGCGCAGCTTGTCGCAATTGGTGATGTGACCGCACAAGCAGCGCCTTCAGGGGCAACAGGCGGGCGACCTACCATCAGGTATGCCGCCGTAGAACTAAGGCGGGTTAACACGACAACCCCCCTAAGCTGACTACGGAACTAAGGTTTTGTAATCAGTAAGTCCTTGAAAAGGTTAGTTGTAGTGGTTTCCGTGGTTATTTTCTATATACCCCCTATCTTCCCTCATATACGCGGGGGGGGGCTACCCGTACAATAAACCACGGAAACCTACATAACTATATATATTATTATATTTTATATTATTATATTTATATATATCAAAGGGTTAGAGGGTTACAAAAAGAAACAGTTGCGTTTAGGTTTCTAATTTAGAGCGACACGGAAACCGGATATAACCCCCTTTTACGGAGTGCACGCTATGGAATGCAATGCAGTTGAGTTTATCGTGCCGGGCGTGCCGCAGGGCTGGCAAAGGGCCGGGCGTGCAAAAGACCGGTATTTCACCCGCCCTAAAACGGCGGCAGCGCAGGCGGCCATCCGAGAAGCGTGCAAGGCCGTGTTTAAAGACGCCCCATGGACCGGCCCGGTCATGGTCGAAATAGTGGCCATCTTCCCTGTGCCCGCATCGTGGTCCCGCAGCCGTAAGGAGGCAGCGGTAGCCGGCGCTACCCGACCAGGCAAGCCCGACATCGACAACATCGTTAAAAACGTCCTAGACGCTCTCAACGGCGTATTGTGGCTGGATGACGCCCAAGTGGCACATCTGCTAGCTGCGAAGCGATATGGCTCCGAAGCGCGCTTGGAAGTTTGGGCTGCGCGATTTTGATATTGACTCGTTTGGCAGGGTGGCCTATTAAAAATGCAGGCAGCCCAACTTAGGGGCCGCAAAAAATCGAAGGATTGCTCTGATGTCACAGCTCGCTCACAAAATCATCGCCCAAGTTTCCGCGCAATATTCTTTGCCTGCGGGCGAATTAGCTAAGGTGCTCGCTAATCGTGGGTGGGATTTTTCGCCCCTCAAAGATGAAGATGCCGGTTTTGTGACAAAAATGGCGGAGCATTATGCAGCAGATATCGCCAACGGCATTGCGCATCGCGCGGCCCAAGCCGCCGCGCGTGTCGCAGACCGCGAAGCGTCGATGACGGCTGGCGCGCGGGCAAATCCCGATGCGGTTTGCGGCAAGTGTGACGGCAAAGGCTCTGTGAGCTTTCGCCACATCGCTAATGGCCGGTGCTTTCAATGCGGCGGTAAGGGATGGATGGCGCTGGCTGACCGCAAGCGGTCTGTGCGCGCGGCTTGGTAAACCGGCCAAGGCGCAGCAGCCCGGCGATTTTGATATTGCAGGCAAGGCCGGTGGAGATTATCTACCAGCCTGCCAAAGCAGCCAGAGGCAAAAACCCTCTTTATGGGCTCGGGCCGGGGCGAGTGCTGCTAGGTCCCCGGCATACATTTGGCGATTATGCACTTCGCAAACACGGAGAAAATAATCCTTGATTTGGCGTATGGGTAGGCATATAAACAGTTATGGCAAGTTCTCGCGCAACAACCTCCAAAACACGCTCATGGAAGCCTGCGGCTCCATACCGACTTGTTGCCGTTGAATGGGAAGACAGCCAGCGCCCAGCGGAAGCCTGGGAATGGTTGGACGAATACGCCATTCCTGATGCTATCAGATGTTTGTCTGTCGGTTTCTTGGTTGCTGAGACTGACCAAGCAATTGCGCTTGCCCCAAATCTTGGAGACATCGCTTGCGCGCGAGCGCAAGCCTGCGGAATTATTCGAATTTCCACAAGTGCAATTCGTCAAATGGCTGATTTGTAAATTACTTCTTAGGCGTCGCGCGCGGTTTTATGTGCCGCAACACCGATGCTGCCAATGATTTTTTTGCTTTGTTCCCTCCGGCCAATTTTTGCGGGTTTGAGGTGAACCAAAACACAACGTTTGTCACACTAGGCCGAATCAAAAAAGACGGAGGAGCCCGGCTCGATGGACGTCTATGGTTTCACGTTTCTGGAAACGGAAGCGAGGAAACGGCAGATGTGGGTCTGCCGTCCCGCACTCAAGCAACGGAAGGAGGTGATGAGTTTGAACCCGCCATAACTACTTCCTGATATAGGGGGTGTGAGGACCGCCTATCTCAGCAACGGTGTTGACCGCAGGCTACGGGGGCGCTGGGAAACCAGCGCCCTTTGCGTCTTTGTAAGTAGCAGAAAGACGTGGTGCAGTCAAGTGCGCGGGGTGGGTTCCGCCAACGAATCCAATGTATTGGCCATCGAGCGTGTTTGTCAAATACATAATCGCCATACCTCTCAGGGCTCCTGGGAAAGCCGCACAGGCCATGCTGGCACCTTCCGGGTAAAGAATGCCAGCAAACCTATGGGGCTGTCGCCCCCCTCCCCAAAAGGCCGATGATACGGGCTATCGCTCCCCACAGCGGCGAGCGGATGTATCGGCCCGATTCCAGCCCCTCGTATGTTCTGTGGTTAATGCCTAGCAGGGCTGGAATCGGGCCGATACATCCGCTCGCCGCTGTGGGGAGCGATAGCCCGTATCATCGGCCTTTTGGGGAG